ACGCCAGCCACCTGGTCGTACACGACCGTCGGTGATCCACGCAGAGCCTCGTCGCGCAGGAACGTCTGCATCGGCGTGACCTGCGGTGAGGTGATGGGGATGTACTTGAGGCTGGTGGTCGCAGCAGTTCCCGCGGCGGCTTGGAGGCCGAGTCCGAGGAAACTATTGGCGGTCATGAAGGTGGTGTTAGCCACTTTTGCTCCTTAGTGGGGATAGGGGTAAGTCGGGTACAGCGAACTAGTTAGAGGGCGCTACAGGGGCTTCTGGGGCGCTCTGGGGGGCTTCTACGGGGGCAGACTTGGGCGCAACCTGGGCGGCGGCGGCCACGAACAGCGCGTCATCGGGGTTGGCGATGAGTTCGTAGGTCTCACCGGGTACGGCGAGCAGGGTGTGGTCGCCATCGGCAACGTCGACGAAGACGAGGGGGATGTCGCCCTTGAAGGTGAACTGTGGCATGGGTGCTCCTTAGGTGTTCAGAATCTCGATGACCGAGACGCGGATTGACGAGTAGATCTGGGTGACGCTTTGACCGCCAGCCAGCATCCGTGGGTAGTACGAGGTCACGTTCAAGTCGGCCGAGCCGGGGAAGGTTCCCTCTCCCCACTGGAAGATGACGCCAGCGGAGTTCGCGGTGCGGTCGGCGCGGATAGCGGCCTCGAGCGAGTCGATGAAGGCTTCGTTCTGCTGGCCTGCGACCTCGGACTTGGGCTCGGACGAGCGGAAGAAACAGTCCAGGACAACGGTGTATTCGACCGCCTTGCGACCCGAGTGGGCGCCACCGAGGGCGATACGGGTCTCCTGCTGGCTCTCGAAGTAGATGAACAGAATCGCACCGGACGAGTGGCCGGGGTCTTCGCCAGCGTAGAACTCCATCTCGGGGGTGTATTTCGCCGGGAAGGACTTGACGCTCGACAGGTTCGTGATGCCAGCGTTCGTGAGGTAGTTCGCAATCGCGGCGCGGACTGTCGCTCTGCTCATGAACGTCCCCAGACAGCCTTGAACTCCTCGAGGAGCGCGTAGCCGATGGTGAGGTCTTCGCTGTTCATCACGCTGGAACCGGCGTAGGGGGTCGGCTCGCCGAGTTCGTTCAGCACGAGGCCACCTTGACCGCGCTGCTTGATGAGGCCAACGACCAGGTGGATGACGGCCTGCTTCACGACCGCCGGGATGCTCGAGAGGTTGCAGCCAACGCCGTGGTTGTAGGCGACCGGTGAGGCGAAGGTCACGGAGTTCGTGCCGACGGTGGAGACGATTACCGGCTCGTCGTTCATGCCGTCCCAGATCATCAGTTGGCTGCCGGGGTAGATGCCGATCGTCGAGGCCACGCTCATCGTCGTAGCGCCTGCGGTCATCGAGGCCGTGGAGAACGTGTTAGGGAAGCCGTTGACGTAGGTGTATTGGGTGAACACCTCGTTGTTGGTCGACCACGAGCCACCAATCAGGTTCAGCGAACCGAACTGGACTAACGGGCCGAGGCCGACGTTGGTGGTCACGACGAACTGCTCGCGCTCGATTTCGACGTTGTTGCTGGACAGCGTGGCCGGTTCGAGAGCTGCGCCCGGGCCGTAGCCAGCCGCGAAGGAGACCAACTCGAGGATGGGCGTGAAGTAGGGGTGGACAACGATTTGACCCATGCGGTTGACGTGGGTGCGCCCGTTCTCCGTGTTCTGCGTGGCCGACAGGGTGCCGAACTTGCCGTAGATGTGAACGTCGGCCATCGACGAGGCGCGCTTGATGAGCTCGTAGAGGGCGCGGTCTTGGACAGCCTGCGAGGCGTTGCCGACGAGGTTCGAGAAGTCGATAGCGCCAGCCGTGGGGCTGAACTTGACCTCGGTCAGGCTGACGTAGGGGGTCGCGACGCCTTCTGAACCTACGTAGGGAGCAACAACGCCCATTAGTTATCCGTTTCGGTGTCGGGGTAAGTGTCGGTAGATCCGCACTTGCACTTCAGTAGTAATCCCACGAACCCACAGTCTCGGCATACGTAGCCGACTGCGTTGCGGAACGTGGTGCCGGCAACCGCGAAGTCACCGGACTTGACCAATGCTCGAGCGCCGGGGCCGTCCACGTGGAACGTGCCGTCCTTGTCGCGCTTGACTGGGGCTGAATCGTTGACGCTGATTTCGGTCAACTTGCGGTCGGAGCCGACGAGTCGCATGGTGTTCTCTCCTGTAGCGAGGGGGAGACGCGCAGCAGGTGGCCAGGGGAGGGAACCACCTGCCGCGCAGTCTCGGGGGGCTACTTATTCAGTAGCGATTTGCTCGGTTTAGTACAGACCCGAGATGACGCCCGACCACGCCGGAGCGCGGCCAGCCAACGTCTGCAGCGAGTACGACGAGGTGTCGTACGTCATGCCGATTTGCGGCCAGTCGATGATCATCGAGTCGACCACGTTGTGCATTTCCCAGCAGGCGCTGACGCCAGAGTCCGGGAAGGGCAACTGCTTGGTGAGGACAACCGCGGTGCCGACAGGCATGAAGCGGTGCGTCGCCAACTCGACCATGCGGCCGGTGGCTTCGTTCTCGATGCCCTTGACCAGCGAGCCGACAACCACTCCGTCCGAACCGGTCTCGTAGTTGAGACGGTACGAAGCCGTGGAGGCCTGCGTCTGGATGCTCTTGGCGAGCGCGCGACGGACAGCCGCCGTGGTCACGATCGCTTCGGGGTCAGCCATCACGCTGTTGAACAGGCTCACGAGAGCGTCCTGGAACACCGCACCGGGCTCGGTCGACGAGACAGCGCCACCGGCGTTGTTCACGTAGCCACCGCCGTTGATGATGGTGTTGATGATTCCGTCGTAGGACAGACCCGTGGAGCCGGTGTAGCTCCAGGTCGAGTCGGCCGCAGCCGGAGCCGGGGACGCAACGAAGGCGAGACCGGTCACAGCGGACTGCGTGACGGGGGTCGTGGCCTTGTACGTGTTGGAGCCGTTCGTGACGTAGATGTTGATCGCCAACGCGTTGTTGTCGATGGTGCCAGTCCACGTGACCTTCGCACCCTGACCAGCGACAGCCGTGATGGTGCCAGCGGACAGAGGGGCGGTTTCGCCCTGCGAGTTGGACAGCGTGACCTGAACCGTCGAGGAACCAGCCGGGAGGCCAGAACCCGTGGCGTCAGCAGCACCCGTGAAGGTGAGGCCGGAGACCGAGAGGGCCACAGCCGAGCCGTTCAGGATGGCGCGCTCTTCGCCGAGCATGTGCGCCCAGAGGAGCGACGTGTGCGACAGCGAGCGGAGGTCAACGTATCCCTGACCAGCGAACTCGGCCTGCATCGAAACGCTGTCCGAGTAGCCGAACTCTTGGAACGGGAGCACGATCTTGTCGGCCGCGTAGGCAATCTTGCCAGGACGGTTCAGCGAAACACCACCGAAGGAGGTGCTGGCCGAGCTCGACTGGAAGAAGCCCGGGACGCTGGCGACACCGCCAACACCGGCGTTCGTGACGCCCGTGATGCGACGGAATTCGAGCGCCTGACCGATGCTCTTGATACGGCTGACCGAGTTGCGGAAGTAGAGCTCCTTAGGAACCAGGAGGCTCAGAACCGGGTCGAGGTTGTAGGGAACCAGACCGGTCACGCCCGACGTTGAGTTGTTCAACGGCGAGGTAAGGGTCAAGTCCTTCTCAATGTTCGCAAGAGCCGACTCGATACCGGCGAGCTGGTCGCCAGAAACGGCCTTGCTGATGTCGTTGCGGAAGCGCGCAACCGGGCTCTCGCTGATTACAGCGCCCTTCTGGGGGTCGAACTCGATGCGGCCTTCGCGCGCGGCGGCGAGGCTCTTGTTGTGGACTGCGCTCAAGGCCGACTTGTAGGCCTCGAAACGCTCGACGCGCTGTTCAGCCGGAAGGCCTCCGAACAGCTGGTCGATGGTGGGGGCGGCGTATGCCACTTTCACTCCTTATGGGATGGATGGATGGTTTAGAGGTTGTCGGCTTCGGCCTCGAGGCGCTTGGCGCTTTCGAGGTATTCACCGCGCAACTCTGGGTTGTGCAACTGTGCGGCCGTGTAGCGGAGCCGTTCGGCCTCGACACGGAGCGCGGTACCCTTCGCGGAGACTTGCGTCTGCTGTTGGGTTTGACGGAGGGCGGGGCCTCCTGGTACAGCCATCTCACGGATCTCATCGAGCGCAGCCTTGAGGGTCATGATGCCCTCCTCCTGCTCTGCCAGAGCCGCCTTGTAGGTGGCGATTTCCTCGTCCACACCGAGCGCCTTGCGGAACTCGTCGCGGAGTGCGGTCTTGTCGGCGTCGGTGGCTTCAGTTGCCACGGCCGCCTTGATGATGTCGGCAGACACGCCGAGACCCACGAAGGCCAACTCGGCCGGGGTCACTTCATCTTCGTCATCGTCGTCCATCTTGAACGGTGCGACGGTCTCGGACTCGTCCGATTCGCCTTCCCACCACTCGAGGAAGATGGACAGGGCGCAGAGGAGTTCCTGAACGTCGCAGGTCTCGTCCTCGTCGCCAGCGAGCATCTCGTCGAGCTCGGCCTTGATGAGCGCAATCATCGCCGAGCGAACCTGCTCCAGCGTGGCCTCGTCGTGCTCGACAGCCTTGAAGGTGTCGGGGATGAGGTCTTCACGACCGAGCGCCTTCGCCCGGGTCTTGATGTGGGCGATTGCCTCGGCGCGGTTCTTGGCGCGGCCGATTGACTGGATCGCGTTCTTCAAGTCCTTGACGGTCTTGATGGGGAAGCCACCGTTGGGGAGTGCCTCGCCAGCGTCGGCCATGTCGGCACGCTCGGCGTCGGAGTAGTCCTTCTTCTCGAGGTCTCCGTCGACTTCCTTCATCATCGAGTTCACGTCGTTGGAGTCAGCCGGGATTGAGGGGCTGTCCTGGCGGATGTTCTCGTGCTGGCCTTCGGGCTGGACACCGGTGCCAGCGCAGTTCTCGCACTCGACGCTCTCGATGTCGTTCTCTGGGACGTTAGACTTGAAGCCGGTGCCACCGCAGTTGTTGCAGGGCTGGAAGGCCGTGTCGCCCACCTCGGGCTTGGCGCTGTCCGCGTCGCCCGATACCTGGTGGTGGATGGCCTCGGCATTGAGGTCGCTGGTCTTGTCGAGGTCAGTCACGGCTGATCCTTTCACTAACTCGCCGTCAACTGACTTAGCGATTTCGATTACTGCAGAGGGGTTGGCCGGACGGTCGACGAGGGACACTTCGACAATCTTGCCGCCGACGATGCGGCCACCAGGAGCCGAGGCGTCCTTGATGACGCGAGCGCCCTTGATACCGACCGAGAAGCCCGTGTAGATGCCTTCCTCGACCATCTGGGCGGCGTTCTTGTCGACGATCTTGGCTTCGACTACGTAGCCACCGTTGCCGGTCGCACTCATCTCCATCGCCTTGCCGACGGCCTTGCTCTGGTGCATCTCGCGGATGTTGCCGATTTCCATCCAGGCGGGCATGGCGCTCTTGAGCCACTCGGGGTCGCAGATTTGCTCGTCGAGGTCGAGGGTGGCGTCGGTCGCCAGTCCCTTGACTCGCAAGTGTCCGTCCTCGCCACGCTTGGCAACCAGGTCGCCGACGTAGGCGTGGATGATGTCGTTCTTGGCCATTGGGGGTTATTCCTCCGTAGTTATTTCTTCGGTTGTTCCGTCAGGAAGTTGGGTCACTACAGCGCACCGGCAGCTCGGGTGAGCCGGTGGGTACTCGTCACCGAACTCGTGGGGGCCTTCTTGGTCGGCGCACTCGTCACAGGCGCCTTCGTAGGCCAGCCACTCCCAGCCCGGCATACCGGCCGCCTGGTACTCGTCGATGGCCGAGGCGTTGAAGGCTCGGTTGGTTTCGGTGATGCTGATGATGTCGGCACGACTCGGGTCAGACAGCAGCCCGTCAATGCTCGAGGCGATGTCTTGGTACGTCGAACCGGCGTCGAGGCCCATCGCAATCATGTCGGCGATACGGGTCAGCGTGGTCTTGTTGATGCCACGGATCGTTGCGTCGGCGTTGCGCAGGATGTCGGCCAGACCTCGGCCAGCGACCTTCTCGGCGGCGGCAGGGTGTCCGGGCTTCCAGTTCTCCCAGTCGATACCACCGACGAGGCCACTCATGCCCGAGCCAATCTTGGCGGCACCGCCCATCTGGGTCAGCGCCTCCTTCGTTCCCTTCATACCGGCGTCGGCGTAGAGCTGCTTGAACACCTTGACCAACTTGGCGCTGTCGGCCTTGACGTTGTGCGCCACGGCGTTGCGAGCGTCGGCCTTCTTCATCGGGTCGATGGCCTTGTTGGCTTCCATCGCCTGCCGGATAGCGTCCTGCCAGCCGGAGTAGGTGCTCTCGAGTGCCTTCGCGACTAGAGGCCGGTAGTAGTCCTCGATCTCAACCTTCGCGTCGTGGCCGGGTAGTTCGTGGGCTTGCCTCTTGTTCAGAGGCTGGAGTAAAAAGGGTCTGCTTCGACCGCTTTCTGCTCGCCCATGATTCCCTTGACCCACGAGTAGCCAGCGTCGCCTCCCCAGGCGTTCCACGCGACCTTGCCCGGGCTCGGGTCGTTCCAGTTGGCCGAGTCCTTGTCGCCCTGGTGTCGGTCGAAGTAGGCCTTCATGCGCCGGATGGTGGTCATCGAGACCGAGGCGCCACGAGCGAGGTCGGCCGCGCGCTTGCGTCCAACGTCGGTGAATCCGTCACCGGCCTTACCGTCCGCAATCCACTCGAGGGCGCGCTTGGCGGCGTCCTGAACGGCCTTCGGGGGAGTGTGGCCTTCGCCCTTGAGAACAGCCTGGGCGTTCTGGTTCATCTCGTAGGCGTCATCCTCGTTGATGTAGCGGAACGTGAAGTCACGCCACACGCCCTTAGAGAGCCGACCCTTGATGAACTTGTGGAAGGCCGCTATTTCAGCTTTCGCTTCGCTGCCCTGGCTTGGTGCTTGGGGCTCGACGCCTTCGCCACGTGGGACTTCTTGGCTTTGGGGGCGTGGGCTTTCTTGGCCTTCGGAGACTTGGGGCTTTGGTGATTCGCCCAATACGCTGGCATCAGGTTCCTTCTGCTCGATGGTTTCGCCGGTCGCGTCGGTGGTCATAGATCCACGAAAGAACACGGGGCCGTTGGGGGTTGCCCAGAACGGTTCGTCGGAAGCCGGGTCATCAAAAAGGGGCAGGCCCAACTCACCGCGCACGTCGTTCAGGGTCATCTGTCCCGAGCCGAGGGCGATTTGGAAGGCCTTTGACTGAATCTCGTCGTTCTGGCTCGTCTGGTTGTCGTTCAGGACGAAGGTGATGTTCTTGTCCATGTCGAGGAACCGGCGCGAGATGGAGTTGATGACCTCGACGATGTAGTTCTCCATCGGCTTCTTGGAAGCGATTTCGGCGTTGTCGGCCTCACCGTCCGAGCCGTTCTTGGCTGAACCCAGACCCGACTTCGGCATGACGCCCAACTGCTGCGGAGCGACACCGAAGGCGCTGGCGATGCGCTTGATGATGAACTCGTCGTACTCCGGCTTGTAGCGGTCCTCGATTTGGGGCATCGCGACGGGGTCGAAGCCGTCCGGGAGGAGTTTGACGCGCATACGCTCGGCCGTCGAACCTACGAGCTTGTCGTTCAGGATTCGCTCGAACTCGGCCAACTTGCGAACGTCCATCTCCTGCGAGTTGGTACGCATCCACGTCTGGGGCGTGGCACCGGCCTGGTACTCGGTACGCATCCAGGTCTGACGCTCGAGGTAGAGGGTCGCGGCCGGGATGGAGAGTTCGACCGGGCTGTAGCCGTAGGGCGAGTAAGTCCGGCGGTTCTTGACGCTGACGAACAGTTGGTCGGTCAGGAACTCACCGTTGCGTCCGTCACCGTTGAAGAACGAACCGTCGATCTCGTCATCCGGGCTGGCGATGAACTCACCACGAGGGAATCCCCACAGAATCTGCTGGTAGGCAGGGGCTGGTGGGTGAGGGATGTCGCCTCGGTTGTCCAACAGAATCTTGATGGTCGAGGCGTCCACGATGTCGAGGCCGAGCAACTTCTTGCCG